GCTGGTAATGTAATCGCTGCTCCGGCCACCCCATCTAAAATAAATGTTTTTCCAGTATCCTCTATCGTTAATACTGCGGCTTCAGTGATAGTTTCAACACCTTTTGGGTTTTCGTTAATGGCGACTTGATCTTCTTCAGTCCAAATACCTTTTCCTCCAATAACAAACCATCCATTTACACCATCAGATTCGACTACTAAGTAATCTCCTTTATTGGCGGTTGCTTTTGTGTTGACAATATCTTTATTATCAGTGCCACTTAAACTTGTTAGCACCCTACCATTGTCAAACGATCCCATTAGCATATCGGCTGCATTTGGTGATATGGTAAACCCGTAAGCACCATCGGCACCGTTATTTAGAAACGCATACTTAACACCTGCCCCAACAGCAGCAGATGAAGGTAATGTTGCTGTTTTAGCATCGGCACCAACTAGGAACAGAGTTCCCGATTGTGCAGCAGTTAAAGTAGCATCTACCAAAAATGCAGCAGTAGGATCAACATTTTGCACCCATTCTGCCTTTACCCAAATTGAACCGTTAAAGTAAACAGTATCATCAGTTACAACAACTAATGAGCCTAGTGTTAGTGTTCCACCAGTTGTAATTGTAACAAGCAATCCTGGCATTGGATCTGTTAGTGCATTAATAGCAGCAGCAGTGCTTGATACCCCCTCTACCTTTAGCATTTTATTTAACAATTGAACCATTTTAGCATAAACTGCATTGGTATCTGAGATCATCGCTCTGTTAATTACACCAGCGATATAAGCTGTTTTTTCTAAACTTACTGACATGACTTTAAATTTTAAAGTGAGTTAAATATTAATATCTTTTTACCACCAAATCCCCGTATTTGTCTCAGTACGGGGCATGGTGGAAGTGGCTAATCTACTCTGATAGATTTGGAAGCGATATGTTTTGCTCTTTGGCTATTTTAGCAATACCTTCTGGTGTTGTTAGCAAAGAGGGATCAATACCTCTGTTAGTTTCAAGCCATCCAGCTACCTGCTGCCAATTTTTGTATTTTATTACTTTGACTTCAGGTTTTTCATCTTTATTTGAAGCCTCTTTTGGCTTTTCATCAAGATCAATAATAACAGGTTTTTCACCATGCACATCCTCAATCTTTTTTGAAATTTCCTGCTCTTCCGAGCTAATGCATTTTAGTTTTCCAATTTTAAAGGGCTTTGTAGCCTCAATTACTTTTTGGAGTTCTACATTATCAGTAGTGAACATACAGTTCTTTACTTCTGGTTCTGATGCGCCTGCATCGAAGGCAATTACAATGGGCTTTCCATTAAGCTGTAAGCCCATTTTGTAACCTTGCCAAGTCGGTGCTTCATAAGTTTTTTTCATAATTTATCGGTGTTTAGTTATTAATCAGTATCAGTAATCCATCTATGGGTTTCTGGATTTCTAAATGCCATTGTCCATGCTTCGTGAATACGAATAGACTCAACCATTCTTACCCCTGTTTCTTCAAGGTTTAATTTCTTAGTCTGCATGGGAGTTCTGATACGTCTCTCTACGTTAGGCATGTCAAGTACCAATGCATTGTAAGACCATCCATTCACATCACTAAATGCTTGGTGTCGCCTTACATATAGCTCTCCGAAGATTGTATCAATAACCCTAAATTTAATACCGGCAATAGCTTCAGTTTTATTAAAAGCCATTCGTTTCTCAATAAATGGGATGTTCATTAACCATTCCATAAAATCAGTTCCACCAAATAAGTATCTTCGATCTGAACCGTTATTTCCTGAGAATATGGTATTACACCAAGAGTTGAAAGTAGCATTAGTTCCGGCAGTATCATGGCCATAAGTAATCTCACCTGTAATAAAGTGCCTTGCACCACCCATTAAGTTTACTTTCTTTTGAGCGATTGTATCAAGAAGGTCTAATTTAGGATAACCGAATAGCATTGTTAATTCAGCCATTCTACGCATATCAAATATTGCATCCTGCTTAAAGTCGTTAATATTCCACTCTACCTCTTTATTATGAGCCATAGAGACTAAAGATTCTTCTACTTGACACATAAATATCTGAACGTAATTTTCAGTATCAGTTAAGAAGTTAGCGTAAGGAGTGTTTTGTGCATCAAGCTCCCCTTTTGCATTACCAATCCTTGTTATCTTGGTTGCATTAGCTAGGGCAGGTACATAAGCTCCTGTTCCTACTCCACCTGCACCGGTTCCGTTAATTGCAAGAATAGTAATGGTTAATCCGGTAGTATCAACTGCCATAACCTTAAACCTAAATTCTGCTGAATCAACGGTAATATCAGGACAAACCCCAATATCATCAGGTAACCAAATGTGAGCATTTGTAATTTCAATTACGGCACTCTTAACATTTGCTTGAACGTGTTCTGCTGTCATTGTATCAGTAACACCACGAACAGCACTCGAATAAAATTTATATGTCTCAGAAGGACAATCCCCAACAATACCTACTTCTCTCAGGATAGTATCTAGTGGAAATTGGTCTGGCCTTACAAGCGAAACCACATTACTTATTTTCGGTCTGTAAAGCGTATCACTTGCAGCTTTACCTTTTGCAACGGTTACTGTATCTTCTATGGCTTGTGCTGCTGCCGTAGCTGCTACCACATCTGCCATATTAAGAAGAGGATTACCATTGTGCATAAAAGATAACCAATCTGGTATAAAGTTTACCAAAGATGGCTCAATAGCAATTGCGCCCATTATTAATAATAATAGGCCAATAGAATACTTAAAAATTGATCTGATTGTTTTCATAGTTTAATTAATTTAATTGTTTTGGCCTTTATTAAAACCGATTGTTACGTTTGCTTTTTATAATCTTTTCAAGGCTATCAGCAATTTCATCACCTGAACCTGTTTTTGTTTCAACAGCCTCGTTTGTGCTTTCAAGATCAGGAGTACCATCACCTTTAAGATCAGCCTCAGATTTCATTTTTTCTTCGATTTGTGCGTTCTTTGCGCTAACTTCTCCAATTTGTTGTGCTTCCATAACATCTTTTTTATAGTTTTTCGCATAGTAGGCAGCTTCCAAAAGTTCGGTAGTAAGATTTCCTGAGTTTGCTGCATCAATGATTTCAGCTAAGAATTTTCCAAACTCATCTGCATTTTCGCCTTCGAGTTTCTTTTCAGCCATAAATTCCTTAACAGTATTTATAGACTTAGCTTCATTCTCTGCAAGCATTTTTTTACGAGCCTGAATTTTTTCATAGTTAGACATTCGAGCCTTGTTATTTTCCTCCCATGATGTTTCATCACCACCTTTAGAATCAATCAACGCCTCAATATCTACATATTTAGGCAGGACTTGTTCAAATTTTGCACCTGAACTGACATCTGCAAGAACGCCTGACATTGCAGGGTTATCTTCCATAAATGCCATAATATTTTTATTGGCAGCATCATACTTGCCAATTTTTTCCTTCATGACAGTAGCTTCACCGGCCATTCCTCCAACTAAACTATCATAGTTATCGTCAGTTATTTCGGTATCTGGGCCATAATAACCCTTCATAGCCTCTTTAGCCTTCTCCTTATATTCCCCTACTGTGGTTTTCTTTGGTGTTTTTCCGCTTGTGTCAATGGTTTCTGGTTTAACAACCTTGTCTGGAAGTGCTTTTGAATTCTCTTTTTTCATAATAAAAATCAATTAATCACGTGAGTAATTACTGTAAAGTTCAAATTTAATTGAGAAAAACAGTTTATTGGTGTTAGAAATTGTGTACTTTTATATTTTCTACCATTAAAACAATTTATAACTATGGACGGAATCAAGTTATCCAAAGAAGAAAAGTTCAAATTAGTTAAAGAAGCTCACGAAAAAGTATTAGAAGAATTGGGACCTGAATTAAAAAGCAGCGTATCTCAAAAATTCATAACCTTAAAGGTATTGGAGAAACTTCCATTAGAGCCAATTTATGACATTAGGACAATCGGTCAGATTATATCAGGGCATTATACTTAAACATGGATGCAAAAATAACAATAGAGCTTATACTTAAAAGCCTAAAGTTAGAATACGTTAAGGAATATAAAGGCATCCCGAACCGTAAATTTAGGTTCGACTATTTTGTTCCTTCTCTTAATTTAGCAATAGAATATGAGGGGGTTTATAGTAAAAAGTCAAGGCACACAACTGTATCGGGTTACTCAAAGGACGCAACTAAGTATAATCTAGCTATAATACATGGGTATAGACTTTTGAGATATACCGCTTCTAATGTAGGAGAGATTTATAATGATTTAATAAAATTAAATGAGCCAAACACAACTCATAGCTGAAAATATAAAACGCCTAGAGCTAATCAATAGGCCATACGATCCTCATACTGGTCTTGGTTCTCCTATTGAAAGGAATAAGATTGTATTTGATGATTATCCTGAGTTATATCTCCCAAAGTCAATGCTAGATGGAAGTCCATTTGCTTATGACTTATGTAATACAGGAGGCTTTCAGAAATATTCTAATCTGTCAAGTATGCCACTTGCAGATATTAATATGCTGTTCACACAGGAAAGATTTAAGCATGACTTTGAGTATTGGGCTATTGAAACTATTAAGATAAAACCAAAGAAAGAGGATGGTTCAAAAGAGGATTTGCTTTCAGTTATTCCATTCCTTTTAAATAATCCGCAACGAAAGACTTTAATGGCGTTGGAGAAAATGAGACTTGCCGGAGTGCCAATTCGGATTATTATTTTAAAGGCAAGGCAATGGGGTGGATCTACTTTAGTTCAAATTTATATTGCATGGATTCAGTTTATACATAGGATTGGATGGAATTCAATTATCTGTACTGAAGTTGAGAGTCAGGCAGCGAATATCAGGGCGATGTATTCAAGATTAGTTAAGCACTATCCAAAAGATATTGCGAATATTAAGTTATCTAATTTTGAAGGGCAGACTAAGAATAAATACTATGCAGATCGAGATTGTGTAATGTCAATTGGTTCGGCAGAAAAACCAGACACATTACGCTCAGGAGACGTAAGGGCAGGGCATTTATCTGAGATTGGCCTCTGGAAAAAAACACTCCAAAAATCACCAGAAGATTTAGTTCAATCACTTGAAGGTACTATTCCGGAAGTTCCTTATTCTATAATTGTAAAAGAAAGTACGGCTAAAGGAGAGGGTAATTACTTTCACACAGAATGGTTAAATGCAGTAAAGGGAGAAAATAACTACGTTCCGGTATTTGTTGCATGGTTTGATATTGAAAAATACCAAAAGCCAATTAAAAACTATAATTCATTTGTTGATACAATGAATGATGAAGATATGGAGTTATGGGAACATGGTGCCACGTTGGAATCTATAAGCTGGTATAATAATAAAAAGAGAAGTTTTAAGGATGCTTGGCGTATGCACTCTGAGTTTCCATCAACAGCAGAAGAAGCATTTCAATCATCAGGTCAGAAGTTTTTCCCTCTTAAATACATTAAGAACATGGATAAGCATATTAAAGATCCTATTTTAGTATGTGATATTGAATCTCAATCAGAGAAAGGAAAAGAGGCTTTAAAGGACATTAAACTTCATAAGGCAAATGAGGGTAGGATTAAAATCTGGAAAATGCCGGAAGATATTGTTGTTGTTAAAGGAAAGAAATATACTGTATCAAATAGGTATTGTGGATTTTCAGATATTGGAGGCACCTCTATTAATGCTGATAAATCTACAACTAAAATACTTGATCGGTATTGGATGTTATTTGGTGGTGTTCCTGAAGTAGCCGCATTGTGGTACGGAAACAAAGATCAAGACTTATTCGCTTGGGAATCCGCTAAGCTATGTTATTTATACGGGAAGGCATTATGGGCGGTTGAAACAAACTCATTAACTACTCACCAGAATACCGAAGGAGATCACTTCTTTACTATTTTAGATGAAATAAAGGATTACTACCCAAATCTATTTGTAAGAAACATACAGGATAGTACCGAGAAAGATTGGCAGCCTAAATATGGTTATCACATGAATCGACCAGGTAAGGGAATGATTATGGATAATCTAAAAAAAGCACTAAGAGAGGAAGGATATTACGAAAGGGATTTTCAATCAACAATGGAATTCAGATGGTTTGAAACAAAACCAACAGGACAACTTGGGGCTATTGATGGAAAGAATGATGATTTAGTAGTAGTAAGTGCAGGAAGCAACTGGTTATCATCTTCCTATATGGATCCACCGAAACTAATTCCTTACATAGAACCAGATAAAAGAAAACCTACATCAAAAAGACTTATTGGAGAATCATCATTTTAAAACTTATATTATGAACTTAGTTACCCAATCTCTAAAATCACTCTACGATAATATTCGCCAATGGATAGTAGATTTAATCTTCGATCACATTGTAGCAAATAGAAAACGTGAAACAATCCGAAAGTGCATCCAGTACAATGCAAAATGCTATCTTGTTCAGGAAGGACAATTCAAGTTTAGAATCCTAATGAATAAGCAATTTGTAAAGAAAAATAAAAACTTTGGTGCTATGGAGATAGCTAGAGAGTCTGTATTCGTAGCCTATCCACACATTCATAATCTTAAAAACTATAAACCAAATGGAAAAAAACGAAAGCACAGCAAGGCTGCTTAAAGAGTCACTAAAAGAGGGTGTATATAAAAAAGAAGCTGATATTAAGGTTGAACCAAAAGATATTTTACCTGAAATATTAAGCCAATACATTTTAGACTACCAAGAATGTAAATGGTATCAGTTTTTTAGGAGAAGTTATCTAGCAAAGAAAATAAAATCTCTTCAAATTAAGAAGGATGGAAGCATTTTACTCTACGGACTAACAAATCTCAAAAATGATACAACTGAGGTATCTATGTCTGCTAGTTATTTTGCTGTTGAAACAACCGATGTAACTTCAATGAAGTATGATATTCGGGACGAACTAGCTATTGAGCTTGTTAAAAGGGGGTATATTACCTTTGAGGAAAAGCGAACTACTGAAAATGATAATGAAATGATTACAGTTAAAGCAATTATAAATGTAAAAAAGTAAGTTATGAGAAAACTTATTAGAAGATGGATAAAAGGAATGAAATATGGATGCGGAAGATGTCATCATGATTATTTTTATCACATTATACCCATAACACACAGTCATAAAACGTGTGATTTATGCAACTGTAAGGAGTATTCAATTAATCGTATTGTTTGGTGGAAAGTTTTATTTAATATTTATAAATAAACAAAGGGGGAGAAACCCAATAAACTCCCCCAATGAACCAAACACCTAACCATAACCCGAAGGTTATTTCTTATCCACCTGCATATTGATTAATCAACTGCATGGCTTGTGGATTTGCCTTATTTGGATCGGCACCTTGAGCTTGTAAAGCATCTCCTATTCCATTTAATAAAGCTGGATTTTCAGCACCTTCACTTCCTATCTGTTCCTGATTCTTTTGTAAGTCAATAAGCAAGTTATCAGCAAATGGTAATGAGGTATTTTTAAGATATGTTTCAAATGAAATGTACTGACCTGCTAAGAATTCTTTTAAGTTTTCCTCAATGATTGCTCGGTAAATTGGAGAATCAGGAGATTTGGCCATGACCATTTCAAATTTAATATCTCTAGTCCTATCAGGATCATAAACCAAAGATTCTGGATTCATATTTGAGCCATTTAAAGCTAAATGCCTTTTATCTTTATAGTATTGAATTTGAGTTGTAAGCAATTTCCAATCTCGTTTTCTTTTGAAGTTATTAAAGGTTTCAAAGTAATCTTTAGAGTTGAGTGTTGAGTTCTGTGTTTCCTGAGCATATAGCTTACCGGACTTATTCTTCCCATCCTGCCCTTGAATTGAACCAGATACACCGGATATTTCACTTAAAAACTTTAATTGAAGGTTTAAAAGTTCATGAATTCCTACATTAGATGAGTTTGCGGAAATTTGATAAGGTATCTGAACACCATTTTTAGTTTTGATTTTAAGAACACCATTAAACTTAGACCAACTATCTGCGAAATCATTAATATTCATATCATCAGGTATAGCGTCCTCAGAGACTAAAAGTACCCCCTTGGCACTAGAGCCTATAATGAAGTCTAATAATGTAACCAGCCTATTGATATAACGCTGCTGATCAATAATATCTTCAACAAAACCCCACACTTCACCATCAACCAAGGGATAAAGTAAGACTGAATAAGGATGTGATTTATGAGCGTAAGGAGTTTCCATTTCATGTAGCAAGTGACCGAATGGAGATAAGTATTTTACCCACCAAAAACTTTCATAACTCTTTCTGTATTCAATTAATGGTACACGCTCTTTAGTGTATTGTGTAAGTTCTTCAGGAGTAAGTTGGGGCATAACCTGTGCAAATTGATCATAAGCCATTTTAAACCTTGCTTTGTTCTCTTGATCGATTAAGCCTTTATTTTTTAATGGAGTAACAAATACTTCGGCTTTCTGCATATCATGACATCGTAATCTCCATTCGTAGATTTCTTCCCAAATTTCAAATACTCTGCCCTTATCCGGCTCTGTTGAAATATAAAAATCTAAATTGTCAACGAAGTAACTACTTAATGCATCAGATGTAAATGTTCCGTTATGCTTAGGATTTAATACAGATTTATAAATTTGTTCTATTTCCGCTGCCCTTTTTGTTGAGTTACCGGCAAATGCAGCTATAATATCTTTAACCGCTAAATCATGAAACTGCCCGATTATCTTAATATCATCATCGGAATTCATAACATTTGAAGTGAAAAACATGTGAGGAACAGAGACATTAGTAAGTTTTACCTCTTCTAACTGAATTCTTTTATTGTATTTGTATAGAATCTTTTGAACTACGGCACCAGATAATAGAAATTCCTCTATTGATCTTGTATCTTTTTGTTTGGCATCGTTAATAGCTAATCCATACTGAAGGGTATTGGTAAGCATTTCAGATATAGAGGCATCTACTCTTTTACGTGCTACTACTGCTGGCTTTGTAGAATCTTCGATATACTGACCTATCAAATTCTTAACATTAGGACGTATTTGATTTTGCTTCAAAGGAACTTTCCCCTGGGATTTGATATAATCTTCTTCAGTAACATAAGTACAAGTTTCAGGATCCCATACCTCATCACCCCATTGATCACCACGATAGTAGTTTCTTGCTCTTTGCCTTCTTGTTCTGAAATCAGATAATGAATCCCATAATCCACGTACCCTATCAAGTAATAAGAAATCCTCATTTCTTATGGAATCGACATTTGTTGGTTTAGCTAATTCAAATGCTTTCTTGTTTGAACCAAGTGTCTCTAAATTAAATTTTATGTAGTTAGGTTTCATATCCTTATTTTTTTGTAAGCTCAATTGTTTCTTTCATTAATTGATTTCGTCTATCAATCTTTCTTTGTATCAATTCCTCACGTACTCCTCTTTTCTCCATATCATTAATTTCAGTATTTAGTTTTTTAATGACCTTATCACGATTATAAATACGATACGAATTATTTTCTAAAGGATTGCCAATT